AATCGTTCCATCTTTTCTTAACTTAGGTGTAACAAGTTTGTCATCTACCCATTTAGGTTTAAATGTTTCGTGTACTTTCTTTTCTATCTCTGCCATTTTAGAATTAAGTTTAGCAGCAAGCATGGTAGCTTTTTGTTCATCTAACATAAACCCATCTATCTCTTGCTCCTTCATTATCTTGGCAACAGCATGTTCAAGATCAACAGATTCTTGGCTAAAGTTTTCTACTTGTTCTAGTAATTTATAATAGACATCTGCATTTAACTCTACATCTTGTATGCAGTACTTTCCCATTTCCTCAGTATAGTTTTCCCAACTGTCAGGCTGTTGTGCTTTTCTTTTATCAGCTTCATTAGGATAAAGAATGTATCCCCAGTTTTCTAAACTGTGGCCACCAGTAAGAACAGGATTAACTAATCGAGAAACAACAAGCGTATCTTCAATGTGATTGGTAAGGTTAATATCAAAATGTTTTTTAAGAACCGGGATATCAAACCCTATAATATTGTGTCCAATAAGAACATCAGCACTAGCTATAAGGTCTGCTCCTTCTTGAAGTTTATCAGGAGGGAACAAGTAAGTTCCCCCACCAATAACTTTAGCAACGATACAATGTATTACGTTACCTTCAAGACCTTCTGTTTCTATATCAAATATTACTTTCTTAAAACGGTAATGTGCTATCTTGTTGGGGAGAGAAATCAGAGTCTGTTTCATATAGTCTTCCTGTATTAGAGTTATATTTAAGGCAACAAGCTAATCCAGTATCCCCTGTATATCTAGATTTTAAAACCCTTACCTTTGTTGTGTTTGCTTCTTCTATATCATCTGCCTGTTGGTTTCTTTCTAATGCAATTACACAATCAGAAAGTTGTGATATTCCTTGTGATCCTTTTAAGTGAGAGAGGGATACTTCAATACCCTGTTCGTGTCCTTTCTCACCTGCCGCCCTTCTTAGATGTGAAACAAGTATCATACCTACCCCTGTTTCTTCTACTAAAGATCTTAAGCGATTCATTAAATTATCAATGCCTCTTCTTTCATCGCCTTCTGTCATTACATTTACTAACATATGTAAGTGATCTACAACTACCCATTCACATTGACATCCAACTATAATGTATCGTAACTTAGAAAAGATTTCATCTATGTTTGTTGCACCAAGATGAGCGTGTATAAATACCCTACCATCTTCTATAACATTGTCAAACATTTGTTCTAGTTGTTCATTAGAATACTTAGCTCTTTTTTCAGATAAATAGATTCTATCGTTAGCTTCGATAGATACTATTCCGTCTGCAGTTCTAAGCCAGTTCTCTTCTAGAGCTACAATGCCTACGTTATCTGTAGTGTTTTTAATAAGCCAATGTTCTAGTTCTCTAGTGACACTTGACTTACCTAAACCAGTACCGCCAGTAAGAGTAACTAACTCTCCTTTGCGCATACCATATAGTTTTTTATTTAAACCTTCCCACGGATAAGGAATACTTTCTTTGTCTTCACGCTGTAACCAATCATTCTTTTTGCTTGATAACTCAAGGATACCTGATGGTGTATACGTTTTAGATTCCCACCAGGATTTAGTAAACTCTTCAAACTTACCTTGCTTGAGCATATCATTAGCATCTTTAAAGCCTGTAGGAAAAGACATAATCTTAGTTTTGTTTGGTTTTAGTATTCGGGCTACTTGTCTTGCTGCCTTTTGTCCTGCATCATCATTATCAAATGCAAGTACTACATTCTCATAAGCTTCTACAAACTCTATGCTTTCTCTAATATCTTTTACAGCAGAGGCGCATCCTCTTTTGAGAGATACTACTGCCCACTTACCGCCAAACATTTGATGTACGGCCATAGCATCACACTCACCTTCGGTAATAGTTAAGTACTTACCGCCTGTGTTTCGATACAGTTGTTCTCCAAATAATCCTGTGCCTTCAAAGTTACCACCAGAATAAAACTTCTTCGTATCTACTTCTCTTGTTTTAGTAGCAGATACTTCATTGTTATTATAGTAAGGGTAAACGTGTTTGTTAGGGCTAGATAAAACCCCAAAAGTTTTAGCTGTTTTAAGACTAATCTTCCTATCTTCGAGAGCATTATATGATCCCTTGTAGGAATGTAGAAAAGAATTTTTATCTGTAGGCAAGGTACTTACTGGAGGTGTATAGTTTGTTTGATTAGGGGATGTTCTTTTGTTACATCCAAAACAATAGGTGTGTCCATCGTCATATAAACTGTTGTTATCTTTACTACCGCAAGAGTCGCACGGAATATGTTTTATAAATTTGCTTTCTGATCTTGTATTCATTCTTGTTCCCCAATATTTTAAGAAAGTCTAGACACCCCATAACAACAAGAGTCTAAGGAGTACAGCTATGGAGTGTCTAGTATTAACGGTTTATTTGTTTTATTTCACTTCTTCTTCTTTAGCTTCCTCCTTGTTTTCTTCAACAGTTTTATCTTTTTGATAATCTAGAATAAGTTCATTACGATAAGCAGTAAGCAGTATATCTTTTTCTTGTACTTGCTGTGCTAAAATATTTCTATCGTTTTGCAAACTTTGTAATCTAACAACAAGATGTCTAGCATTATCAGATAATTCATCAGCGTTTATTTTTACACCATCAATAGTAATAGATGCTTGATTTTCCTCTGTCATTAGAAGTCACCTTCGTCATACATACCAGATCCATCTGGCTCAATGTATTCTTTAAGTTCTAATAGCTGTATAGCTTTTAAGTCTCTTCCTTTACCAGACTTACCGCTATACTCCCAAGCGTACTCACCATACTGTACTTTAACAAGAGAGCCATTACCAATTTTAGGTAACGTATCTACACGTTGACGATCTTCGTTGATAAGTACAGGTCGTGGGTTTTGTCCACCGCCTTTCTTATCTACGTTTCTTTTAAAGTTTACAAATCTTCCGTAATCTTTTTCTTTTACAGGATGCCCACGCTGTTCAAAGTCATCTAGAGTTTCATCATCTAATACAAGATTAACTTCCCACTTGTGGTCGAAAGTAGTATTAGGTGTTGTTACACTTGCGTAATAGGCGCGACCTGTAACTTCGCCAACACCACTTGCAGGATTAAAATTATTATCTGCCATTTTTTTTACCTCGTTTATGTTACATTTAAATTGAAAGACATTTCACAATTAGTTTGTAATACATCTTTAGGTACAAATTTTAACTTAGATACATAAGAATGTACAGCATTTTCTAATTTAGTTGGAGCATTATTTGAATTGATATTAAAGACTTCTGCTGTTCCTTCTTTGTTTACATTAAATAAAACAAGAAGATTGTATGTACCTCTGCGTCTAGTTTTATCTACTGCTTTCTGTATAACTTTAGTTTTATTTTGTGAGCCTGACTTTAATTCAAAAGCACAGCTCTCTTCTCTGTAGGATTCTATAGTAGTTGAGTTACCTCTAATAGTATCTAAAGATTCTGGAGCTACTACTGGTTCTTCTATTATCTCTTGTAATTGTAGAAGTTCTATTTCCTGTAAGACATAGTTTAATTTATCTTCTAATATTTGATTGTTAGAATTATTTTTATTTACCATATCGTTCAGTTGTTCCATATCTACGTTCAACTTTGAGATAAACTCTTCGATACTTTTTCGAGACATCTTAACTTCATATTCAAAAAAGCGTTTGTTATCTTCAATAGATATGTAAGCGTTCCGTAGCTCATTGCTTGAAATTGTTTCTGCTGCTCTAACTTTAATTTCCTGTATAGATTTCTCAATGTCGCTCAACATTGCATTAGAATAACGGATAGCTGTTTCGTTACTATCAAGTCTATTTAGAATGTGATTGCTAAAAAGATTTGCTCCAAACCCTACAATTATAAGTGTTACCATTACTGACAAAAAATGATTTTTCATACTACCTCCTTTGTTAAATGTTCCAGTTTAACTTCCCTTTATTTTTTACTCTCCAATCTTCATAGTGCTGACTTAGTTCAGCAAAAGAAGTTATATGAGGATACTTTTTTAAGTATTTCATAATCCATTTGGGAGTCATAAAAGATAAATACATAGTTCGATTAGCCATATAATAATCCTGGGTAGGTGCTAATTGATCTATATTATCTATAGAGACCTGTGCTGCCTCTTCTTCGTTTAACAGAGTCTTTAGCCATTCTACTTGTAGTGGCTTTATTCTCTTTCTTAATGCTTTAATTTTCTTTGCGTTCAATTATATTCTCCAGATCTCTATAGGGATTTTAAAGAAGTAATAGAGGGATGTCAAATCCCCCATATTACAATTCCTAAAACCAAGACTAACCAAATACATAAAGGTAAAGCTTTTATTAGATTGTCTTTATCTCTCATAAATATATACATCATATCTAACTGCATCTTCGAGTCTACAGTCGCGCCAGTTTATATGTCCGTTTTGGCTTGTGTACTTATGTAGATGAGGATTCTTTTCTCCAAATCTTCCGTGCAGTTTTACATAAAGTTTCTTGCTAAGATATTTATTAATAAACTTAACAGCGTTTCTAACTCCTTCAAGTTTATATTCCTGTAACGTATCTCCTTTATGTACAGTCATTACATATCTGTCTGTTCTTTTCTTCTTCATTTTATTTTACTCCTTCTAGTAAGTTCATTTAGTATTTTAGTTTTAAGTTTAGGTTTAGTTCTTTCTTGGTTATAAAGTTCTATCAGTTCATCTTTAGATACTCCTTTAATATAGTAATGTTTAATCGTAGTCTTATTAGTTTGTCTATCATAGCTTTTGCTACTGGGTTTTAATTTTGTCGGCATCTGTTTTCCTTATTCTTTTGAACAGTTATGGCATTTCATTTTTTCAAAGCTCTGGCCATGCTATCCCAACCTTCGATATCTTTTTTCAATTCTTGGAATAGTGGCTCTCTCAAGTCTTTAAGTAACTCCATAGCGTTCTCAAGTTCTGCTATTGGCATTTCGTTTACATCATTCTCAATAGCCCATAGCGTTCCTTTAATTGCTCCGTAGATGTAATCTATCTTTTCTATTTCATTCATCTATATCTCCATACATATCAGTATAAAGTTCTATAATATCTTTATCGTCTATGTGTTTAAAACTTCTATAAGATTGAAGACGACTATCAAAAAAATGAGCATAAACATAATCAAATAGTTCGTCCCATCTATTTTTAATAACTATTTCTCTAACATATTCCATTTCGTTTTCAACTATGGCTTCTTTCATATCTTCAATAGTTACTTTCATCTACACCTCCTCTTTTTATTCATAATCTTTTTAACTCTTTCTTTGTTAAATTAGTTATACCAATATCCCACTTGATACGCTTTCTCATTTCTGCTGATAGCCAACCATGCCCTTCATCTTTTAAGTCTTGTAAATATTGTTTTACTTCTTTGTAAGTAGCATCATTTTTCAATGTTGCTTGTGGCTCTTTTCTTTCTGTCCAATGCATATCTATTCTCCTTTCCTTTTCTAGTGTATTTAGTTTTATCTCTGTGTGTCTTAGGTTTATGGAACTTGTCCATATTTTTCTTAACTGGATTAGGTTTCTTTATCACGTTCAATCAAGCAATACCATATACGCATCAGGCTCGTGTTTAATAAACCAATCCAAACCTTTGCGCATAGTAGCGTAGTCATTAAAAAGTTCAGCACCCATAATGCTATCGTAAACTGCAACAGCATCAGCAGGTATTGTTATTTTTTCACCAGTAAATCTATTGGCTACTTCAACAGGTTTTGTATCTATCACTCTGCAATCAAAAGGTAATTCACGCTTTGTCATTTTCTATCTCCTCTGAATAAATCTCTGCTTCATCATAGCAAAATTCCCAATCTTGTTCTTCCATATAACCCATTTCTTCGGCATCTTCCCAATCTTTTGCCATCACATAACAGTCTTCTACTAAAACAGTTCTTCTTTCCAATTTAAATTCTTTTAATTTACTCACTTGTATCCTCCTCGTTAATTGGTTTAACATTAAAAACTATGTTAGACATTTCTCCTATATACATAAACTCTCTTTTCCAAGTAGATTTATCATAGTCTACTATTTTATATCCATGTTCTGAATCAGTTTTTATTCTGCCGTTTTTATGTTTTTTATAAACCCAGACACGTTCATTAGTTTCTAAGCATAAATTTTCCCCATAATCTTGCTCTATTTTAACATCAATATTATATTTATTTTTTAGAAAATCTATTAACGCTTCTTCGACTTCATAGCTCTCTAGTTTAATTTCCACTTTCTGTGTACTCCTTTAGTTCATTAGATAGCCCAGTTAATCTGTCTGAAATCCAATGTAAATTGCCCTCAACTTTTGGATTAGATTGTTTATTTAATAATTTAAATGCTCTAACAAAATGAGATATATCCATATCAAGTATATCTATTTCTCCTGATGTTTTAGAAGTGTAAGTGTAAGATTCTTGCACATCCCAAGGTGCTTTTCTTTCTTCGAACATCTGATTAATCTCTAATAGTTTTTTAAGTTTCATTTGTTACTCCTTAGTGTTGTTAAAAATTCTGGGTAGTTTTGATTGTATAGCCTTAACTTGAATTACCAATGTATCTGACTATATAGCAGACTACCAACTGCTTAGTTTACCTCAACAATGTCAACGAACAGGAAGTGCATTGTATCTTCCGTATCCTTTTGGTAAACTTTCCTGACTTAATCTCATCTGATAAGCCACAGCACCTAACGATACAATATTTATAGCTTTTAAATATCAACATTAGGGATTCTCCTCTCATAAAGCTACTCCGTCTGCGTTGTAAGACCAAGTAATCTTTTCGCTTTCTTCTTTATGTCTTATACCTTTTAAAATATGAGCAACTACATCTACTGTCCACCCATTACCTAACATCTTATATCTCTGAGTATTCGATACTCCTTCTGTGTATCCATCAGGAACAGTTTGCAATCTCTCACACTCAAGAGGTGTAAGTTTTCTCCAAGTCAATTCATCAACAATTACTTTTGGCTCTCTATGACCACCGCCCATTGTT